GGCAGCATGAGCATCCATGACGATGCACGCGAGGCGGTGGCGGCCTTGGCGCGTGCGGCGCAGCAGGTGCGCGAGTGCGCGGAAGCGGTGGGCGCGATGGGCGACCAGGCGCTTGAGTTCGATCTTGATGCGCTGGCAGGCGCGGTCGATGACGCCTTGATCGAGTTTGACTGCGCTGTGGATTGGCTGAACCAAGGGGTGCGTCATGGCTGATGGTGCGCGGATGGATGTGGAGCGCTGGTACAGCGCGGCGGAATTGGCGGGGTTGCCGGGGTTGCCGAGCACGGCCCGGCGGGTGTTTGCCACAGCCAAGCGCGAAAGCTGGCCATCCCGCCCACGCAATGCCGTGGGTGGTGGCCGGGAATACCGCATCACCGCGCTACCACCCGTCACCCAAGCCGCGCTGGCGTTGAAGGCGGCGCGCGTGGCGCGTGCGGCATCGCCGGACATGGTGGCGACGGCACTGGCCGATGCGCCGGCGGCGCGTATGGCGCCTTCACGCGAGGCCATCGAATCGGCCTGGGCGCGGTACGAGCGCACGCCGGATCGGCTGAAGGAGGTGGCCAAGCGCCGGTTGCGAGCCTTGCAGGCGGTGGATGCCTTGTGTGCGGGCGGTATGGCCGTGATGCAGGCGCGCGCTGTGGTGGCGGCGCAGTTGCAACGCGAGGGTGTACGCGGCGGCAGCGTGCAAAGCCTGTGCCGATGGGCGGCCGATGTGGCAGGCGTGGATCGGGCGTATTGGCTGGCGCTGTTGCTGCCCAGTTACAGCGGGCGCTTGGTGACGGCCGAGATCGAGCCTGCGGCGTGGGATATTTTCAAGGCCGATTATCTGCGGCTTGAAGCCCCTTCGGCGGCCAGTTGTTACCGGCGGCTGGAGCGCATTGCCGACCGGCATGCGGATTGGGCGGCGCTGCCTGTGCTGGTGACATTCATCCGACGGATTGAGCGGGAGATTCCGCCGCAGGTGTTGACGCTGGCGCGCAAGGGCGAAGAGGCCTTGATGCGCGAGTACCCAGCGCAGGAGCGCGACCGCAGTCTGTTCACCGCGATGGAAGGGGTGAACGCCGATGGCCATGTGTGGGATGTGGGTGTGACCTTCCCCGATGGCACCACGGGCCGCCCGGTGATCGTGGGCTGGCAGGACTTGTACAGCGGCAAGATTCTGGCGTGGCGCATTGGGCAAACCGAATCGTCTGACTTGGTGCGGCTGGCGTTCTGCGACATGGTGCGCAGCTATGGCATCCCTGGGCATGTGTGGCTGGACAACGGCCGCGCTTTTGCCAGCAAGTATCTGACCGGCGGCACGCCGAACCGCTACCGCTTCAAGGTGAAGGAAGAGGACCCGGTGGGCATCATCACGGCGCTGGGCGTGCAGGTGCATTGGGTGACGCCGTACCACGGTCAGGCCAAACCTATTGAGCGTGCGTGGCGGGACTTTTGCGCGAACATCGCCAAGCATCCGGCGTTTGCCGGGGCTTACCTGGGCAACAGTGTGGCGAACAAGCCGGAGAACTACGGCAGCCGCCTGGTGCCGTTCGAAGAGTTTGCGCGGGTGGTGGAAAGCGAAATCCATGCCCACAACGCCCGCGTGGGGCGTCGCTCGAAGGTGTGCGATGGGCGCAGCTTCGATGTGGCCTTTGCTGAAAGCTACTCCGCCAACCCGATCCGAAAGGCCACGGCCGAGCAGTTGCGCACCTTGCTGTTGGCGGCCGAGGTGGTGAGCGCCAGCCGAACGGATGGCAGCGTGCGGCTGGCGGGCAATCGCTACTGGTGCGAGGCGCTGGCGCAGCACAAAGGGCAAAAGCTGGTGTTGCGCTTCGACCCGATGCAGCTGCATGGCAGCGTGCACACCTATCAACTGGATGGCGAATACGTGGCCGAGGCGCAGTACATGGTGGGCGTCGGGTTTTCCGACACCAATGCCAGCCGCGAACACGCCCGCGCCAAGGCGCAATGGCGTCGTGCCGGCAAGCAGCAACTGGAAGCAGAACGCCGGATGCAGGCGGCGGCGGTGGCGGCGCAATTACCGGACATGGACGCGCCCGAACTGCCAGCGGCCAGCGTGATCGAGGGCATGTTCACGCGGCCTGTGGCGCCGCCCCAAGACGAACAGCTTGCCGCCACGGGCACCGATGACGTGGCGCGTGCGGTATCGCTGAATGAGTACCTCAAGCGCATTCAGGAGGCGCTCCAACGCGATCAGATCTAGGAGCAAGACGGCCCGAGGTGGCGGCAACCACCACGGGCCAGCAGCAAGCAACAAACACCCCTCACTGCGGAAGGAATGTTACATGGACAACAGCAACGATGATTCGATGCCCAGTACGGCATCGGTGGATTACACGCCGGACCTGCGGCTTGAGCTGCGGGCGATGATGGAGGCAAACCGCGCACTCAGTCAGGTGCGGATTGCGCGTGAGGCGGGCATCAGCGCCGCCTCACTGAGTCAGTGGCTATCGGGCACCTACGCCGGCGACAACGCGGCGGTGGAGGCCAAGGTGCTGCGCTGGTTCGACAGTGAGCAGGCCAAGCGCGCCAGCGCCGGAGCCATGCCGGCGGCGCCGGACTATATCGAAACTCCCAGCACGCTGCGCATCATCGCCGCGCTGCGCTACGCGCAGGTGGCTGGTGACATTGCGGTGATCTACGGCGGCGCAGGCATGAGCAAAACCACCAGCATCCGCCAGTTTGAGAGGATGGCGCCGAACGTGTGGCACGCCACGATCACCCCGGCTTCGGCGGGCGTGGTGATGGCGCTGGAGGAAGTGGCCGATGCGGTGTCGGCGGGTGGCGCGGTGGGTAGCGCAGCGCGTCTGCATCGCGCGGTGTGCAAGCGCGTGACTGGCACGGGCGGGCTGCTGGTAATCGATGAGGCGCAGCACCTGACGGTGGCGGCGCTCGACCAGGTGCGCGGCATCCATGATGCCACCGGCATCGGTATCGCCCTGGTTGGCAATGAACAGGTGTATGCACGCATGACGGGCGGCAACCGTGCGGCGTATTTGGATCGGTTGTTTTCACGCATCGGGAAAAGGGTGCGGCTGGTGCGGCCAGCTTCGGAGGATGTGAAGGCCCTGGCCGACGCCTGGAACGCGGGCGAAGAATGCCGGCCGGCGCTGATGGGCATTGCGAGCAAGCCCGGCGCGCTGCGCGGGGTATCCAAAACCCTGCGGCTGGCTGCGATGCACGCGGCGGCCGAGGGGCGCACGATCAACGGCGCCGACGTGAAAGCGGCATGGCGCGAATTGGGAGGTGCGGAATGAACACCACCAAGGCCAGCCTTGCCCTGGGCAATGCCTATTTCATTGACGCGGCCAAGTCGGCCATGGATGCGGTGTTCCACCTCGATGACATGGGGTGCGTGGTGCGCGAGATCGAGCTGCGCGGCCGCAGGCCGATCATCCGCATTGACCCGCCGCCGGTGCGCTGCTGGTTGCGCGGCGCGCTGCACAAGCGCGTTACCCAACATGGCGCCACGCGCACGGTGTACGTGGCGGTGTGCCACGGCGCAAAAGTGGAGTGGGAGGTCATCGGGCCCAGCGATGCGCATCGGAGGCTGTCATGGGCAACATGAGCCGCCGAGGCCAATCAGGGCGCGTGTTGCGTCGCGCGATGGCGTTTGCCTTGTGGGCGGACGCGATGACGCGAGCGCCCAGCACCGACGAGGTGGTGCGCCGGTTTGGATGCTCACGCCAAACGGCGGAGACCTTGCGCGCCGCATGGTTTGACCTACACCGGCCAGAGCTTGCGCCGTGCATCGCCGAAAAGTTTTCCGACATTGCCCAAGACATGCGGTTTGCAGCCGCCAACCCGGAGGATTGACCCGTGACCGACATGACCGAAATCGAAGAACGCACCCGCTACTACGCCGCCTGCCGTGATGACCTTGCGGCCGCAATCCACGCGCTCGATGCTGAAATCACGGTGATGCGCGAGCAGCACCGTGCTGGCATCCTTGATGCGCTGCGCGCCCACAAGCGGGCTGAGGACGAACTGCGCGCCGCCATCGAGGCCGCGCCGAGCTTGTTCACGGAGCCGCGCACGCGGGTATTGCACGGCATCCGAGTGGGCTACCAGAAGGGGCGCGGCGGGCTGGACATTGCCGATGAAGCGGCCACGATCAAGCTGATTCACAAGCACCTGCCGCAACAGGTTGAAGCCCTGGTGAAGGTGACGGAAAAGCCGATCAAGAAGGCTTTGCAGAATCTCGATGTGGGTACGCTCAAGAAGCTCGGTGTCAACGTGCTGAACACGGGCGATGTGATCGTGCTGGCGGCCACCGATGGCGATCTGGACAAGCTCATTCAGGCCTTGCAGGGCGATGATGGGTTTGCGGTGCAGGAGTGTGTGGCATGAGTGCGTCGGCCGCACCCTTCAGCCGCCGCCGTGTGATTGCCGCCATCCACGCCGCAGCCACCAAGCTGGGCATGGACGAAGAAGCGCGCCGTGCGATGCAGGTGCGGGTTTCCGGCGAGCATGGGCCGGCGTGTGAAAGCTGCGCGGCCATGACGGATGTGCAACTGGCCGCGGTGCTGGCGCACCTCAATCGCAGCCAAGGGCGCGCGTTCGATGTGCGCGCCGACCGACCGCGCAACGTCAACGACAAGCCGCTGCTGCGCAAGATCGGCGCGTTGCTGGCCACGGGCCGCAAGCCGTGGGCCTATGGCCACGCGCTCGGCAAAAAGCTGGGCGGTGGCGAGCGGCTGGAGTTCTGCTCCGATGAGGTGCTGCGCAAGGTGGTGGCGGCGCTGGAATACGACCGCCGTCGGCATGTGGCGAGGGCGTAAGTGCAACTGAACTGCCCCTGCTGCGGCACCGAGTTCCCGATCGAGGCCGGGTTCATCGAAGGCGATGGCAAGCGTTTGGCGGCCTTGTTTGCCGCGATGGACCCGGCGCTGGGGCGGGCGGTGCTCGGCTATCTGCGCCTGTTCAAGCCGGCCAAGCAGGGTTTGCGGCTGGCGCGTGCGGTGAAGATCGCGCAGGAATTGATTGCGCTGATTGATGCGGGCCGCGTGTGCAGTGATGAGCGTGCCGGCGTGTGGCGCGCAGCGCCGGCCGCACTGTGGGCCGCAGGCATCGAACAGTTGCTGGCCACGCCGCCTGCGGGCTTGCCGCTGGGCGGCCACAACTACCTGCGAAAAGTGGTATTCACCCTGGCCGACAAGCACGAGGCCGAGGCCGAGCGGCAACAGGAAGACATGCGCCGCGCGGGCCGCCATCGCGATGCGCCACGCGCGCAGAACGCTGCCGACAATCCATTCACCGATGCGGTGCTGTATGCCAATCACATGCACTCGCTGGATGTGTGGACGTCCGAACAACGCGACGCCTATATCGCCGAGGCGCGCGCCAAGCAGGAGCCGAACGCATGAACGACGAACCGGAAGCCTTCGAGCTGGAGATGCAGGATGCCGCAGCCCTGGCCGATACCGTCAGCCGTGGGGTGGAAACCAACCGTTGGCCCGCGGTGTTGCGCGCCTTGCTGGATGTGAGCGTGCTGGCGATGGTGCGAGCCAACGTCAAGCCCGAGCGCGCCGAGGTGCTGGCGCGGGCCGTGGTGGCGGCGCAGGCGTTCTATGTGGGCGGGCGCAACCTGTACTTGCCCGCCGGCGAAGACCTCAAGCGGGCGCTGATGTACGACGAAATTTTCCACGCGGCGCGCAGCGGCAATTACGAGCTGTTGGCGCGGCAATACAAGGTGACGCCACGCCGAATCGCTCAGATCGTGCGGGAGCAAACCCTGTTGCGTCGCGCGAAGATGCAAGGATGGCTGTTCCCAGAGGATGAGGGCGAGGCGTAATCGCCTGCCACACCAGCCCAACCCAGCCCCGCTTCGGCGGGGCTTTTGTTTCGGGGGAGGGCTTCCTTACCTTCAAACCGCCGCGCGCGCGCAAGCTGGGTGCGTGTGCGGTGACCCCTTCCCATCGCACGCACAGGGCACCCGGCGGCGGCGACTCCCCTCCGCCGTCGCCGGGTTCTTTTGTCAGCGGAGCGTGCAATGGATCTTCGAACCCGAATCAAATCCCTTTCGAACTGGCTGTTTGGCCACCGTGATCGTGCCGCGTGGGTGTTGCTGGCGCTGGTGCTGATCGGCGTTGTGGCGCTGGCGAATCCAATGAAGCTGCTGGTGGGCGCGTGGCTGGGCGCCAAGATCATTGCGTCGGCCCTGATCGGCGTGGCGCTGTTTCACACGTGGGATGATCCGCATGTGGCCCAGCTCGAAGGCATCGAGCGCGCCATGGCCTACACCCGGCGCGTCACCCTGATGGCAGCGGCCATCATCGCGGCGGCGTTTGCGCCATGATCCGTCGCGCGCTGCATGCCGTACTTGGACCATCCGCGATCCGCATTTGCGGGTGCGCGTTGCTGGTGGCTGGGGTGCTGGGTGGGTTGTTTCCAGCTTGTGCGGCCCGCGCGGCCGAGGCCGCGCCGGCCATGCCCGTAGTTGCGCCCCTGCACCGCCTGATGGTGGAGCGTGAAGCGGCCGAGGTGTGGGGCATTGCTGCGCCGACGGCGCGCATTGCGGCACAGATTCATGCCGAATCGTTGTGGCGGCCCAAGGCGGCCAGTCAGTACGCGCACGGCATGGCGCAATTCACCCCGGCCACCGCCGAATGGATTGCCGCCAAGTTCCCCGACAAGTTGGGCGGGTTTGATCCATGGGACCCGGTGCAAGCGGTGCGCGCCATGGTGATCTACGACCATTGGCTGACCACGCGCAATCCCGGCGCGACCGAGTGCGACACCTGGGCGTTTGGCCTGTCGGCCTACAACGGCGGCGAGGGCTGGCTGCGGCGCGACCGCAAGCGCGCGGCCGCGCAGGGCGCAGAGGATGATGTGTGGTTTGGTCAGGTGGAGCATTACACCGCCCGCGCCGGCTGGGCCAAGCGCGAAAATCGCAGTTACGTGGAACGCATCCTGTTGAAGCTGGAACCGGCCTATCACGCGGCTGGGTGGTCGGGGGCGCCGGCTTGTGAGGTGACGCCATGACGCTGCCTGGCACCTTGCCACTCGGCCCTGCGCTGGCTGCGCTGCTGGTGATGGCGGTGGCTGCCTTTGCCGTGGGCGCCTGGGTGGGTTCGGAATGGCGCAGCGGGCGCGATGCGCAGATCGAGCGCGACGACCTGCGCCGCCATGTGGATGCGCTTGATGCCGCCTCGCTGGAGTTGCGGCGACGTGGCTTGGCCGTGGCGCAGGATTTCCGCAGCGCACAGATTCGTTTTGAGACTACCGCCGAGGGTTTGCATGATGACCTTGCTTCGCTCGATGCGGCATTTGCCAGCCAGCGCGCCGACATCGAGAGTTTGCTGGCGCGTCATCCTGAGTGGGTGGATTGCCGCATTGGGCCTGATGGCGTGCTCGCATGGAACGCGGCCGCCATTGGTGCCCACCCTGCCACCGATGCCACCGCCATCCTTGCCGAAGGCGCTGATGGAGCCGTGCCCGGTCGCACTGCCGACGCTGACGGGCGACAGCCTTCCGGCACTGATCCGCAACTATCTGGCGGCCGCCGAGCAGTACCACCGCTGCCGCTGCCGGATGCTGCGATTGATGGAGGCGCACGCCGACCATGAGCGCGCCGTCCACCAAAGCTACTGCGCGGCCGCTGCGGCTGAAGGTGTCGCCGGGCCAGGCTGTGCCGGCGGCCAGCTTGCTGCCCCTGTTGCGCGACTACGCGAACCGTCGTGCGCAGTTGGAGAAAAGGCAGTCGGATACTGAAACATCCATCGCGTTCCGTCGCGCTTCGCATTTGCAGGCGGTGGTTCTGACGATGGTGATCACCGATCTGGAAGCCTTGCTGGCCGATGAGCCTGGGAGATTCAGCCATGGCTGATCTGGCTGACCTGTCCGATGCCGAGATCGATGCGCACATCGAACGCGCCTTGGCAGCGCACCGTGCGGCCGTGTTGCGCGATGAGATCGATCCGGCCTTGCCGGCCGGCGCACCACGCGACTGCCTCGACTGCGGCATGCCGGTGCCTGCCGAACGTCTGGCGGCCGCGCCCCATGCGCGCCGGTGTTTCGAATGCCAAATGATGGCGGAGGTCGCTGGATGGCTGTAACCCAAGGAGTGCCGATGGACCTGATTCCCCTGCTGGCCGTGGTGTCGCTCGGCCTGGTGCTGGCCCATACCGGCTTGATCCTGATGATCTGGCACCGGCACGAGACCACGCGCGACCACACCAACCGCATCGACCGGCGCCTGTCGGTGATCGAGGTGCAGCTGATCGGCATCGACGACATCCGCGCGCGCCAGCAACAGCAAAGCGAACAACTGTCTGCGCTGATCGAGCGCAGCAAGAGCACGCAAGAGGCCGTGCTGAGCATCCAGGACTTTTTGAGGACTCTGCCATGACGAAATCCTTTGCCCGCACCTTGATCGAAGATCGTCGATTGATCCTGTTGCGCGAAACCGCAGCTCGACCCGGCGGCATCACCACGTCCACCACACTCAAGACCGCGCTGTATGCGGCCAGCTTGCAGAACCTCGACATCGAGCAGGTGGAGGGTGATCTGGCATTTCTGGAGCGGGCCGGGCTGGTGGCGCTGGAGCCACTGCACACCAATGCCATGGGCGTGCGTCTGACCGAACGTGGCGAGGATTACCTGCGCGGGGGCATCGACATCGAGGGCCTATCCGCCCCGCGCCGGAGGCTGTGACATGGCTCGCCTGCGCCGGCGCAAGACCTCCAGCATCACGCGCCTGCCGGAAGAGCAGCGGGCCTATATCGAGCGCGCCATCCGCGCAGGCTCGATGACGCTGGATGAATTGATTGCCGACCTGCGCCGGCGCTGGCCGGGCGAACCTGCGGCCGAGGTGTCGCGCAGCGCCCTGCACCGCCACGAGCAAGGCATCCGCGAGGACATGCACGAGCTGATGGAGATCGAGACCGCCGCCAAGGCGGTGTTTGGCGGCACCGGCGACCAGTTCGGCGAGGCAGCGGCGGATTACCTCACCCAAGCGGCGACCGTGTTTGCCATCAAGGCCGTGCAGCAAGCGCGCACTGGCGGCGAGCTGAAAACCGAGGATGCGGCCCGCTTTGCGGCCATTGCGGTGAAGGTGAACGATGCGCGCCGCATGGGCGTATCGCGTCGCGCCAAGATTGCCGCCGAGGCGCGTGAGATGGCCTTGCGCGAGCAGCGCGAAAAGATCGAGGCCCTGGGCGCCAGTGGCGCACTGGACCCTGCCGCTGTGGCGGCGGTCATCAAGGCGGCCTATGACCTATGAGTGATCCGGCGCTCCAGCTGTTCCCGTATCAGCGGCGCTGGCTGCAGGATGAATCACGTTTCAAGTGCGCGATGTTCGCGCGCCAGTGCGGCAAGACTTTCACCTCGACGCTGGAGATCGTGCTCGACTGCATCCGCGCCGAGGTGGCGGGCAAACGAGCGCGCTGGGTGATCCTGAGCCGTGGCGAGCGCCAGGCGCGCGAGGCGATGAACGAGGGCGTGAAACTACATTTGCACGCCTTGCAAGCCGGGTTCAAGGAGCTTGACCTGCCGTTTGATGCGGGTATCCGATCGCTGGAGGTGGAGCTGCCAGGCGGCAGCCGCATCACCGCGCTGCCGGCCAACCCGGACACCGCGCGCGGCTTCAGTGCAAACGTGCTGTTGGACGAGTTCGCCTTCCATCAGGACAGCCGCGCGATCTGGCGGGCGCTGTTTCCGGTGATTTCCAAGCCCGGCCTCAAGCTGCGGGTGATTTCCACGCCAAACGGCAAGGCCAACAAGTTCTACGAGCTGATGACGGCCAGCGATCCGGTGTGGAAAAAACACCAGACCGACATCTATCAGGCGGTGGCCGATGGCCTGCCGCGCGACATCGAGGAACTGCGCCGCGGCGTGGGTGACGAAGATGCCTGGGCGCAGGAGTACGAGCTCAAATGGCTGGATGAAGCGCACGCCTGGCTATCGTTCGAATTGATCAGCGCCTGCGAACACGCCGATGCCGGCGAGCCGGACGCCTACCAGGGCGGCGCCTGCTACGTGGGCGTGGACATTGCCGCACGCAACGACCTGTTCGTGATCTGGGTGGTGGAGCAAGTGGGCGATGTGTACTGGACGCGCGAAGTCATTGCCCGCCGTGGCGTGAGCTTTGCCGAGCAGGACGCCTTGCTGGATGACGTAATGCAGCGCTATCGCGTGGTGCGGGTGTGCATGGACCAGACCGGCATGGGCGAAAAACCCGTGCAGGATGCGCAGCGCCGGCATGGTGAGGCGCGCATCGAAGGCGTGCTGTTCACCGGCCCCAACAAGATCACCCTGGCCACGCGCGGCAAGCAGGCCTTCGAGGATCGTCAGATTCGCATCCCCGAGGGCGATCACGCACTGCGTGCCGATTTGCACAAGCTCAAGAAAGTGACCGGCCCCACCGGCACGCCGCGCTTTGTGGCCGACTCGGACAGCGCCGGCCATGCCGACCGTGCGTGGGCGTGCTTTCTGGCCTTGAACGCGGCCGACACCGGCGCGGAAACCTTCGACTATCACCGCGTGACCCCGTCCGCCGACCTGCCGCGCCTGATTCGGCGCGGCGCCGGCTGGCGCACGCGCCGGGAGGATTGACCCATGTTCGACCGCTTGCGCCATTCGATCCATCGCGCCTTGCAGCGCATCACCCCGCCCACGCAATCGGTGCTGCGTGATGAGTTGTCCGCGCCGAGCCTGGCCGGCATCCGGCAGGCCTGGCACAGCGCCTTGGGCGACATCACCCCGGCGCGGCTGCGCGGGATTCTCGATGCGGCCGCCGCAGGCGATGCCTACGAATACCTGACCCTTGCCGAGGAAATGGAAGAAAAGGACCTGCACTACGCCAGCGTGCTCGGCACCCGCAAGCTGGCACTGGTTGGGCTGGATGTGCGCGTGGATGCGGCCAGCGACAAACCCGAGGACGTGCGCCGCGCCGATGCGGTGCGCGAGATCGTGGACAGCGCCCAGTTCGGCGAGATGGTGGCGCACCTGGTTGACGCACTCGGCAAAGGTTTTGCGGTAGCGGAAATTGTGTGGGATCGCTCTGGCGCGTTGTGGCGGCCGCAGTTCATCGCCCGCGATCCACGGTTTTTCACCTACGACCGCGACACCGGCACCGAGCTGCGCCTGATCGACGCCGGCGATGCCGTGAATGGCCTGCCGCTGCCGCCGTACAAGTTCATCGTGCATACGCCCAAGATTCGATCGGGCCTGCCGATCCGTGGCGGGCTGGCGCGCTTGGCCGCCGTGGCCTGCATGTGCAAGGCCTGGACATGGCGCGACTGGATGGCCTTTGCCGACATCTACGGCTTGCCGATGCGGGTGGGCAAGTACGGCCCGCAGGCCACCAAGGATGACATTGCCAAGCTGATGGCAGCGGTTGCGAACCTCGGCAGCGATGCGGCGGCGGTGATGCCGGACTCGATGCGCGTCGAGTTCGAGCAAGCCGCGCAAACGACCGGCGCAGGCGAGTTCTTCAAAACCCTGTCGGAGTTCTGGGACAAGCAAATCAGCAAGGGCGTGCTCGGCCAGACCATGACCGCCGACGACGGCGCATCCCTGAGCCAAGCCCAAGTACACCAGATCGTGCGCCTGGACATCATGACCGCCGACGCGCGGGCGCTCAGCAACACCCTGCAAGCGCAGTTGGTGCAGCCGTTCTGCGACCTCAATTTCACTCCCGGTGACTATCCGCGCCTGCAGCTGGTGGTGCCTAAACCTGAAAACACCGAGCTGTTGGTGAATGCGCTGGAGAAACTGGTGCCGCTGGGCATGGAGGTGGAGCAATCCATCATCCGCGACAAGCTGGGCCTGCCCGATCCCGACCCCGGTGCGGCCCTGCTCAAAGCCCCGTCAAACCCCGCGCCCATGGCGTTCAATCGGGCGATGAATGTGCAGGGCGACAGCGTGGAACCGTCCGCGACCCCAATCACGGCACTGGCCAACGCCTTGGATGCGCAGGCCGGCACCGCGTGGGACACGATCATTGCCCACATACAGCAATTGGTGGAGGAAGCGCCAGACATGGCCAGCCTGCGCACGGCGCTGGATGAGGCCTATACCGGCCTGCCACTGGAGCAACTGGCCGAGGTGATGGCCATGGCCAGCGCTGCGGCCGAATTGGCCGGCCGCTACGACATCGAGCAGGAGTCGCCGCGTGGCTGATACCGCCAACCGCGACCCTGCCATTGCGGGCGTGCTCAAGCGCCCGTTTGCCGAGCAGGTGGCGTTCTTTCGCGCCAAGCTGGGCAACCTCGTGCCGACCGCCACATGGACCGACATGCTGCGCGCAGCGCACGACCGTGGCTTCATGGTGGCCGGTGCGCAATCGGCCGACTTGCTTGCCGACCTTGGCGCCGCCGTGGATCGTGCTGTCACCGAGGGCGTGGGCATCGAGGCATTCCGCAAGGATTTTCAGGCCATCGTGGCCAAGCATGGATGGGCCTACAACGGCGAGGTCAACTGGCGCACACGCACCATCTACCGCACCAATATCGCCACCAGCTACGCCGCAGGGCGATTGGCGCAACTGCGCGATGGTGGCTTTACGCACTACCTGTACAAGCATGGCGACAGCGTGGAGCCGCGCATGCAACACCTTGCGTGGGATGGGTTGGTGCTACCCGCCGACCATCCATTCTGGAAAGCGCACTACCCACCCAATGGCTGGGGCTGCAGCTGCCGCGTGGTGGGCCTGCGCAATCCTGAGGATGCCACGGCGCTGGGCGGCGATCCGAACAAATCCCTGCCCGATGACTGGCAAGCCATCGACCCCAAGACCGGCGCGCCCATCGGCATCGGCAAGGGCTGGGACTATGCGCCCGGCGACACGGTCAGTGATGCCGTGGCACAGATGGCAGCCAAAACCCAGCACTGGGATTACACCTTGGCCAAGGCGTACATGCAGGGCGTGCCGGAAGCACAACGCGATGCGCTGGCCCAGGCCTATCGCGCACTGCCATCGGTGGCGACCGACACGCGGCTGTATGCGCAGCGCATTCTTGAGGGGCGCGATAACTTGGACGTGCCGCCGTATCGAACATTGGGGCTGCTGACCTCCGAACAGGCGGCGATGGTGCAGCACTTGTCGGGGCGGGCCGTGGCGGGATTCGACTATGCGATGGATCGCAGCGTAGTGGGTCACGTCCTCAGCAAGCACGGGGATGCTGCAGTGGAATCGAGGCGCGGCCAGCGTGCCGTCACCGCAGCGGATTACGCCCGCTTGCCACAGATACTGTCCAATCCTGATGCGGTCGAGGATGCTGGTGTCGGCTGGTCCACCGGGCAGCCGGTCATACTTATGCGTCGCCGCTTCGGCGATGAGGAGTTTGTGTCGGTGTGGGAGATTCGCGGCGGGCGCAAGTCGCTTGCGCTGCTGTCTTTTTGGATCAAGAAGATCGCAGCGTCATGACCCGCTTTGGTCCACGTCCTAAACGTTCCCGGGTATGAGCCGGACGACAGGCATGCCACGACGCTGCTGCCAAGGAGTATAGCCGTGATCAAGATCGAAGTGATCGACACCGAAACCCAAGCCCTGTTCGTGCGCTTGCGCGACGCGGCAACGAACATGCGCCCCTTGATGCAAGAGCTTGGCGAGCAACTGACCGAAACCACCAAGCAGCGATTCCAGACCAGCACCGCGCCCGATGGATCACGCTGGGCGCCCAATGCGGAATCCACCTATGTGAACTTGGCTGGCAAGTACAAGAGCGGGCTGGACAAGAAAGGCCGCGTGACCAAATCCGGCGCGGCGCGGCTGGCCGGCAAGAAACCACTGATCGGCGAAACCCGCGCGCTATCGACCACCATCAACTACCGCGCAAGCTCAGACTATGTGGAGATCGGTAGCCCGATGGTGTACGCCGGCGTGCAGCAGTTCGGCGCCGCCAAGCACAGCTTCGCCGGCGGGAAGACACCCTGGGCAGATATCCCGGCGCGGCCGTTCTTGGGCTTGTCCGTCGCCGACCAGGGGATCATCACCAAGCTGGCAACTCGGCACCTCGAAAAAGCCATCAAGGGCTGATTTTCCCAAAACCGCCTGAGCGGCGCTGGGCGGCTCAGGCGGCGTCTGAGTGCGGTCACCGTGCCACCCTGTCCATTGGATCGGCTCCTGCGCGGTTTTAAACGGGGTTTGAACGAGTTTGAATTGAGCGCGACGCGGCTGTGACCGTCTGAGCCCTGTTTTGCCCGAAATCCACCCCGAAACGCGGGGGAGGGCTTCCTCACCGATGCATTCCGCCCGCGCCCGATGCTGGCGGCATGACACGACCCACGCTCGCCCTTTGCATTGAACTGCCCGCCACCGCCGTCGGCGCGCCCGAGCGGGTGCAGTTGATCCCGGCCGGGCCGCGCATCACCGGCCGCGATGGCCGCGCCTGGACGTTCGATGCCGAATCGGCCGCAGCGGTGCTGGCCGCGTTCGCTGCCGGCCGCGTGGCCTTGCCCATCGACCGCAACCACGCCAACGAGCTGAAAGCCCCCAAGGGTGAGGAATCGCCCGCGGCCGGCTGGATCGAATCGCTATCCATCGAGGATGGGTCGCTATGGGGCGCGGTGACGTGGACCGAGCGCGGCCGCAATGAAGTTTCCGCCCGTGAATACCGCTACCTGTCGCCGGCCTTTGATTACGACCCGACGACCGGCCGCGTGTCGCGCCTGGTATCCGCCGGGCTGACCAATTCCCCCAACCTGCATTTGCAGGCGCTCAACCACCGTGAGGAATCACCGATGAACCGATCCGCAGCACTCGTTGCGGCGATCATGACTGCGCTGGGCCTTGCGGCCGACGCGGCCGATGATGCCGTCGCCACCGCCATCAACGCCATCAAGGCCGCCGCCGATGACGCCAGCGCCCGCGCGCTGAATGCCGAAAAGGCCCAGCCTTCACTCGACCGCTACGTGCCCCGCGCCGATTACGACGCCCTGGTCGCCCGCGCCACCAATGCCGAGAACGCCATCCAGGCGCGCGACGCGGCCACGCATCAGGCCGCCGTGGATACCGCCATCGGCGAGGCACTCACCGCCGGCAAGATCACCCCAGCCACCGAGGCCTACCATCGCGCCAGCTGCGCCGATGCGGCAGGGCTGGAACGCTTCCGCGCCTTCTGCGCGGCCGCGCCGGAGATTGGCGGCGCCTCGGGCCTTGGCACGCGCCAGCCCGATACGGGCAAGCCTGCTGCGCTCAATGCGGCCGAGGCCGAAGCCTGCCGTCTGCTGGGCATCAGCCAAGCCGATTTCACTGCCGCGCGTGCGGTCTGACCTGACGAGGACACACTGATATGGCCATTCTTTCTTCCGCCCTGGTACAGGCTCTGTTCGTCGGCTACCGCCGCGAATTCCAGCAGGCCCTGGCCGACACCCCAACCCAGTTCGAAAAGGTCGCCACCGTGGTGCCGAGCGCCACCAAGTCCAGCACCTATGCCTGGCTTGGCCAGTTCCCCGCCTTCCGCGAATGGGTAGGCACGCGCACGGTCAAGGACATTGCAGCCAGCGGCTACAGCATCACCAACAAGAATTGGGAATCCACCGTGGGCGTGCTGCGCACCGACATCGAGGATGACAACGTGGGCGTGTACAGCCCGCTGTTTGCCGAGATGGGCCGCGCCGCCAAGGCCCAACCCGATGAGATGGTGTTCAAGGCGCTTGCCGATGGCCGCAGCACGCTGTGCTACGACGGCCAGTATTTCTTCGACAGCGATCACCCGGTGTACCCCAATGCCGATGGCACCGGCACGGCCGTCAGCACCGCCAACCACGATGTGGACCTGACCGCGCGCCCGACCGGCAAGATTTGGTATCTGCTGGACACCGGCCGCGCCTTGAAGCCGATCATCTACCAGCAGCGCAAAGCGCCGGTGTTGACGGCAATGACCAAGCTGGATGATGAGCAGGTGTTCACCAACAACCAGTTCCGCTTTGGCGCGGATAGCCGCGGCAACGTGGGTTATGGCTTCTGGCAACTGGCCTATGCCAGCAACCAGCCGCTGACCGCTGCCAACTACGCCGCCGCACGTGCCGCGATGCAGGCCTTCAAGGCCGATGGTGGCCGCCCGCTGGGCATCACGCCCACCACCTTGGTGGTGCCGCCCGTACTGGAAGGCGCAGGCCGCAAGCTGCTGGTGAAGGACGAAAACGGCGGCAACGAGTGGGCCGGCAGTGCCGAGCTGGTGGCCACGCCATGGTTGACCTGATGCACCCGGCCGGCGCTGCGGCGCCGGCCCTTCCGAGGAACGCACCATGATTGTGAAAACCAAGTTTGAAGGCGGTTTCCGCCGCGCTGGAATCCACTTCACACGCGAAGGCGTGGAGATCGACCCGGCCACGCTCGATGCCGCGCAGTGGGCGGCCATCCGTGCCGAACCGGCGCTGGTCATCACCGATGACGCGCCGGAAGCCGACGGCAAGCCCACCAAGGCCAAGGCCAAAAACAAGCCATGAGCTACGTCACCCCTGCCAATCTGGCCGACGGCAACGATGCCCTGCGCGAGCTTTCCGAGCTCTACGGCACCGAGCCCGCGTTGCTGGCCGCCGTCATCGCCGGTGGCGACACCAGCGCATGGCTGCCAGCGGACGTGGCCGCAGCACAGGACGTGCTGGCCAGCATTGGCAGGTTCTGCGACCAGGGCACGGGTGAAGTGGATGCGCGCTTGCGGGTGCGTGGCTACACACCGCCGATGGACCCGGTGCAGTTTCCCGTGTTGGTGGTGTGGGCACGGGCCATCACCCGCTACCACCTCCACCGCCAGCGTGACCGCACCACCGAAGAAACCGGCCGCATCGAGCGCGACTACCGCGATGCCATCCGCGCCCTCGACCTCATCGCTGAGGGAAAGCTGAGCCTGGGCGCGGGCGACCCCTTGGCCCTCGACCCGGCCGCACCCGATGGCGGCGCCGTGCGCATCACCAGCCAGCCGCGTGCGTTTACCCGCACCACCTTGGAGGGCTTGTGATGCTTGCCGCACTCGCCCTCATCCTCCTGCCATTCTCACTACTCGGCCTGCTGGTCGCCTGGCATATCGCCCGCCCGCAGCGTGCGCCAGCCGATACCAGCAACCGCATCAACAAGGTGCGCCTGCTGTGGTTCGCGCTCACGCGCGAAGACCTGTTCGTGCCGCTGTTCCCGTGGCTGGGCCGCGATGAGGCCGACAACGTGGAGCGCACGCCATGACACCGATCATCGCGATCAAGCCCGGCGACAGCTACGAGGTGATCGTCTCGCTCGACGTGGACGGCGTGCCGCAGGTGTTGGATGACATCGGCATTGCCAGCGCCGTGCGCACGGCAGCCGGAGCTTTGGCCTGGAACTGCGCCGTGGCACTCGTGGCTGATGACCAAGGCCACAACACCCTGGCCGCACTGACCGCCACCCCGGCGCAGACTGCGCTCGTGTCGCCCGCGCGGCTGGTGTCTGACATCACCTACACCTGGCCGGATGGCACGGTGGAAACCAGCCCGACCTTTGCCATTGACTTGGCCCGCAAGGTGCTGCCATGACCGACACCATCCTGCGCATCGCCACGCGCGTGCACCGGCTGGCCCATAGCCAGTTGCGCGGCCCGCGCGGCCCGGCTGGGCCGGCTGGGCCGACAGGTGGCAATTTGTCCGACGCCCCACCCGCGCCACTTGGCACTGTTGCACCGGGGGTCAGCACCGAGGCGAGCCGCGCCGATCACGTGCATCCCATACCGAGTTTGACGGTGGCTGATGTGACGGGCGCGGTGGGCACGACGGACCCACGTCTGAGCGATGCACGCACGCCCACGGCTCACGCGCACGTGGCTGCGGACATCAGCGACAGCACCGCCACGGGACGCGCCTTGGTCAAAGCCGTATCGGGCACAGCCGCCTGTGCTGCGATCGGCGCGCTGCCGCTCAGTGGTGGCGTGATGACCGGCGCGATCCAAGCGATGGATACGACATCAGGCTTGACCGGCGACATCCTGCGCGGTGGGCCGATGACTAATTATCCCGAAATCCCATGGGACCGGAATCTGGGCATCACGATTGGCCCTCCACCCGCACCGGGGGGTGGTGAGTGCGAGATCACGATCCACACCACGATGCTGCGGCTGGCATCGTCGCGGAGCGAGCCCGGTGCCGCTTGGTACGAAAATGGCGGCGGCGGCACGTGGCATTGCGCGGTGATGCCGACCGCCGACAACACGCAGTTCTGCGGCGCATCGTGGGCGCGCTGGAAAAGCGTGTACACCTACCAAGTGGAGCTGACCGGCACCACGGTTGCCGGCCTCCCCGCGACCGCGCCTGCGGGCACGGTGCGTTATGTGACCAATGGTCGCAACGGCAGTGAGGGCGCTGGCACAGGCACAGGATGCCTCGTAGTGCGCAAGGGCAGCGCGTGGTATCGCGTGCCGCTGACCGACGTGGTGACGGCATGATCGAGTTCATCACCAGCCTCATCCTGACGCTACTCGCTGCGGTTTTCGCCTTCATGGCTTTCGCTTTGGCTGAGTCTGCACGCAAGGATCGCAACCGATGAGCATCGGCGCGCTCTGGATCATTGCCCTCGTCGTGATCGGCGCGGTGATCGCCAGCCGATCCGGCAAGCGCAAGGGCGATGCGCCCAAGCCCGCGCCGAACGCACGCGGCTGGGCCATCGGCTACTCGCCGGGCATGAGCCAGCGCGACCTCGTGCCGACCGCAAGCGGCTGGCGCATTGCGATACCGACCAACCCGGCCAGCCACTTGCACTACGTCCAGAACTTCCAGCCGCCGCCGATCCGTGTGGGCGGAACGATCACCGTGCGCCTGCGCGTGGCAGGAGGCCCATGCATCCCGCAGGAGCGACCCGACGCGCAGGCCACGGCCTCACTGCTCATCCAGCGACGCGGTGATGACTGGACCGCACGCGGCGAGATGGCGTCATATCGCTGGTACAGCGCGCAGCAAATCCCGCTCACGCCGGGCGAGCACGTCATCACAGTGACGTTCACCCCGTCGCAGTGGGGCGACGTTTACGGCGGCCAGAATGCGCGCCTGTTTGCCGATGCCATTGCGCACAGTGCCAACATCGGCATCGTTTTCGGCAGCGCGGGTGGCCGGGGGCATGGCGTCTATGCGACAGCGCCGGTCACGGTGGAGATGGTGGGGTTGGAGGTGCTGGCATGAGCCTCACCGGCCCTTTTCCGGCATCCGCCGTCATCGAGCGGTTGGCCGCGCTGCCCGAACTGCGCATCGTCGAAGGCGCAGCCGGTTTGCAGGCCGCCATCGATTCGCCGCCGCGTGCGGTGCCGGCCGCCTATGTGCTGGTGGAAGAAACCGGCCGCGATCCCGCCGACTTTGCCGAGCACTACGCCCAACCCATGACGGCCACGATCAACGTGGTGCTGTGGGCGCGGCATGTGGGCGACAGCACCGGCGCCAAGGTGGCCGCAATGATGGAAGGCATCGAGCGCGCGGTGCGCACTGCGCTGCGCGATTGGTCACCGGCGCCACCGTTTGAGCCGTTGTGGGTCAGCCACAGCGGGGCCGACAAGTTCTTCGGCGGGCAACTGACCCGCCAAGTGATCTTCCGCACCCATTACCGCGATCAGGAGCAGCCATGAGCAATCCCTTCACCACCGCGCCATTTCCCACCGCTGGCGATCCACGCGGCTACCGCGTCGAGGGCAAGCGACTGATGCCCGATGCGCCACCGCCCGCGCCGGCCGAGCCTGCGACCGACGACAAACCAGCCAACACCCCACGCAGCAAGACCACCAAGGAGTAACACGCCATGGCACAGCCAGCACTCGATTTCTTCAAGAAGCGCGCCCTGCTCATCAAGGCCGAGGCTACCGAGGGCACGGACAGCCTGCCGGTGCCGGCCACCGATGGGTTCCGGTTTTTCGACGGATCCAGCTCCACCGAGTTCGACAAGATCGAACGCAACGAGGACCGCCCGTTTTTCGGCGGAAACTCGTTCGCCACCGCCAACCACCGCGCCACCATCGAAGGCACGTTCGAACTGTACCCACCGGCCACGCCGGGTGCGGTTAGCACCTCGGACGCGTTCTGTGATCGCGTGTTGTTTCCGGCAGGGATGGCGGCCACCAAGGTGCTGGCCACCAAGACCACGCGCTACAACCCGATCAGCACCGGCATTCCGAGCGCGACGGCGTACTGGTATCACGTCCGCCGTTTGATCAAGGTGCTGGGCGCACGCGCCAACCTCAGCAGCCTCGGGATCGAGATCGGCCAGCGGTTCACCGGCCAAGCGTCGCTGCAGGGCGAGTACACCGAGGTGACCACGCAAGTCATGCCGACCGTCACCCTGCCCACAACGGTGCCCGTGGTCAGCAGCAAGCGCAATTCGACGTGCTTGCTCGGCACCTTGGTCAAAGGCGGCACGGCCGGTTCGGTCGGCACGCCGCTGGTCGATCTGCATACCTGGGCCAAGGCGCTGCGCATCGACTTCGGCAATGCGCTGGCCTATCGCGAGTACACCGAAAAGAGTGTGTCCGGCATCACCGACCGCGTGCCGACCTTCACCCTGCGCCTGGCTGCCACCGACATCAGCGCCGACTTCGACCCGTGGTTCATCCGCAAGAACGGCATCATCGTGACGGCCGCGTATCGACTCTACAACGATGACACCAAGGATGGCCTCTACAGCGAGCTGGGCGTGCGTTGCCAGATCGAGGGCATCAACGAGGTGGACATCGATGGCGACGACGGCTTCGAGCTGACTGGCCCCTGCATCCCGTCGAGTTCTGGCGGTGATGAGTTTTACATCGGCTTTGGCGACGCTGCGCCATAACCCTGCCCCACAGGGCGAAGTGCGAACGTCGAGCACGGACCAGACGTGACAGCCGGAGAGACGGCACTTCAACCACCCTGTGAGGACACACCATGAGCGTTTCAACCATCCAGATCACCGCGGTCAAAACCTATCCCGTCCGCATCGACATCCAGTCACCCGTGGCCACCGGCTATTTCACCGGCCAGGCCAAGGTGCGCAGCAAGGCCGAGTTCGAGAAGCTGCGCGTGGCCGTGGTCGACGGCGAGTACGAGGGCCGCGATGAAGATGCACTGCGTGAGATTTACGACCGCTTCGACGGCTTTGGCGACGGCGACGGCTTCGATGCCGTGCTGACCGGCCCGGCCAGCGCCTACCTGTACCCGGCCGCCATTGCCGCCTACTTCGAGCACTTTGGCGAGGCCCGCCGGGGAAACTCGAAAACGCGGCGCTCACGCTGAGCGGCGACCGCGAACCGGAACCGGATCAGCCCGACGAGGACTCGGACGATGACGCAGGCACCATCGAGGTATCGATGGCCGACGATGGTGCAGGCGAGCCGGCAGGCATTCTTGAGATGTGGGCCTGCCATGTGCGCGCCGTTGAGGTGTTCCAGCTTTGCCCGGTGGCCGGCATCGGCCACATGGGCGGAACCTGCTGGGAAGGCATCGGCCCGGCGGCCATTGCGGCCGCGTGCTGGTTGCTGCGCATACCGCGCACCGAGCAAGCCGAGATTGCACGCGATGTGGCCTTCATGGGTGCGTGCGTGGCGCGGGAGCGCAATCGGAAAGCGTCGGCAAGGGAAGGTCGGTGAGGATCAATCGCGCCCGAGCAGCCCACGGGCGACCGATGCGACGGCCCCGCAAATGATAGCCAGCGCGATGCGTACCCCGATCAATGCCAACACGATGACCGACCCGCCAAGCAGGTTGGTGCCTGCATCACCAGGTCGATTGAACAGCCACACGAAGCCGGCGGTCCATGCGGCCAGTTCGAGGATCAATGCAATGCGACGCGCCTTCATGCCGGACATGATGCCACTACTGGGGAAGGTGTGACATGGCTGATCAGACCGTTACCCTCCGAATCAAATCTGACGCCACGGGAGTGGTCGCAAGCGTTGACCTGGTCAAGTCCAAGATGGGCGATCTGGGCAATACCAGCCAACAAGCGGGGCAGCGCGCCGCCGCAGGCTTGTCAATGGCTCGGCGCGGCGTTGAATCGATCAGCGCGCAGTTGCGCAACCTGCAAAATCTGGCCTCGGTATGGGCCGCATTTGCCGGCGTGCGTGCCGTGGTGCGTGACCTTGTGAGCACCGCTGATGCGATGACAAGCCTCAACGCACGGCTGCGCATTGCAACAGGATCAACCGAAGCCTACGCGCAAGCGCAGCAGACGGTGCAGGCCGTGGCGATTTCCGCGCGATCTGACTTGGAGTCGGTCGCTACGCTGTACACGCGCCTTGCGCAGTCGAGTCAATCGCTCGGCATCTCGCAGCAGGAGCTTGGCGAGATCACCGAGGCCGTGAGCATGGCGGTCACGCTATCCGGCGGATCCGCTGCATCGGCGGCGGCGGGCGTGCAGCAGTTGGCGCAGGCGTTCGCTTCCGGCGTGCTATCGGGCGACGAGTTCCGATCGGTGATGGAAAACAGCCCGCGTGTGGTCAAGGCGTTGACCGACACGCTGGGCGTGAGTGTTGGCGAGCTGCGCAAGTTGGCCGAGCAGCAAAAACTGACAGCCGACATCGTGGCCGATTCGCTGCGGCTGCAACTGACCGCCATGCAGGCGGAAATGACCAAAATGCCGCAGACGGTAGGCCAAGCGCTCGGTCAGGTATCCAATGCATGGAGCCTGTACGTCAACAACGTCAATCAGGCCGCCGGCGTCACCGGCAGCTTGGCGCAGGTGCTGGACGGTATCACTACGCTGTTGATGGCCGAGGCCAACGCCAGCCACGAGAGCGCGGGCGGGCTGGAATTTCTGGCGGCCGGCTTGCAGATAGTCACGATTGCCGGCGTCGCATTCAAGAACGTGGTCGAGGTGATCGTCAACGGCGTTGCGATGCTGGCCGACATCGTGGGCACGGTGACATCGACCATTGGCACGCTGTTGGCCAACTCGATCCAGTCGCTACAGGAATACCAGTCGGCGATTTTGCGCTTGGATTTCGATGGCGCATGGCAAGCGGTGGCGGACGGCAACGCGCGCAACATGGCCACGATTAAGCAGGCTGGCCAGCAGATCGCCGTGGCGTATGAGACGGCACAGGCCGGCGTCGAGAGTGCGCACAACGACATCGCAAAATCGTGGGCCGCGCTGACCGAGGTGCAGGCGCGCGCGGTGAAATTGACCGGCGAGCAGATGGCCACGCTGGGTGCCGCATTTTCTGGCGGCGAAGGCGGATTGCTCGGGGGGGTCAAGGCATTTGGTGCTGCGCTGTACGACATGGCCAAAGGCCCGCAAGACGAGATCGACGAGTTGCGCCAGCGTGTGGAGGCAATGCTTGGGTCCGTCGAAACCGGCGCAGATGGCGCGACGAAGAAGACCAAGAGCCTTGCCACCGCCGCGAAAAACCTCACCGACGCCACCGGCGAGGTAGACACCATGCTGCGCAGCCTGGCCTATGGCTTGGCCGATGGCGCTACGCGCGCGCTGATGGACTACGAGGACGTGCAGGCGCGGATCCTCGATCTGGAATTGCAATGGCTCGATCTCGGGCCGATGAGCGAGGCGCAGATTGCCAAGCTGGCCGAACTGCGCAAGCTGGCGGCCGACACGCATGCAAAGAATCTGGCAGACCTCAACGCCGAAACCGTGCGCGAGGCGCAATGGGCCGCCGAGCAATCGGCGCGCGCATGGGAGGGCTTCACCTATGACTTGGCCAGCGCGATTGCCGATGGCAGCCAAGGCGTGAAGCGCTGGTGGAAGGCGATGATTGATGACATGAAGCGCCAGCTCATCCAGTCGGGCTTGCTCAAGCTGATGCAGGCGTTGTTCGGCAACAAATCGAGCGGCCTGTCGCTGGCCGGCAGCGGCGGCACGGGTATCGGATCAATTTTCAGCTCGTTGTTTGGCGGCGGTGGGGCGAGTGGCGCGGGTGGCACGTCGATGTTCGGGCAGTTGTTTTCGGCGAAGTCATGGGCGAGTGCGGGCAAGAGCTTGTGGGCAGGTCTGTTCGGCGCGGCCAACCTGAGCGGCATAGGCGGCACTGCGGGATACGGCGTGCTGGCTGGCTTGGGCGGTAGCGCGCAGGTCGGATCAGGCGCGTTCGCGGCGTACACCGGCGTAGGCTCGACTGGATCGTATGGCGTGCTTGCGGGCGGTACTGGCTACGGCACAGGCGCAGGTGGCGCGACCAGTGCGGGCGGCATGGGCGCAGGCGCGCTCGGTGGCTGGATCGCTGCCGCCGTGGTCGCCAACTTGTTGAGCTGGCAGCACGGCTACCGGCCTGACGGCGGATCGGTACAAACCCCGTGGGGCAGCACGGTGCAGGGCGATGGCATGGGCAGCGGCGGCTGGGACTTCGCCGGCAAGATCATCACCCAGTTCGCCACCGGCCTACTGAGCAAGTTGGGGCTGTCCGACAAGTGGGCGTCAGTGTTGGGCGGTAGCTCGCTGGTCACGCGGGTGTTCGGCCATCGCGCGCCGGAGATCACCGGATCAGGTGCGCAGTACTCGTTTGGACCGGGCGGCATCAGCGGCGACCAGTGGGCGGACATCTACCAGAAGGGCGGCTTCTTGCGCTCAAGCAAACGCTGGACCGAACGCGGCGCGCTGGATGCCGAGACGATCAAGAATATCGAGGCGTTCTGGCAGGCCATCGTCGATGCCAATGCCGAAACCGCGCGCGTGTTGGGGCTGGAATCGGCCGCATCGGTGGCCGCCAGCTTCAAGCAGTCGTTCGACAAGGACGGCAAGCTGACCAGCGAGGCGGGAACGATCCTTGGGCGCACCTATGCCGAGAGCTGGGAGGTGTTCACCCAGCGCATCGCAGCCGAAAACATCATTGCCAATATCGACGCCGCCCTCGGCACCCAAGTGCAGGCGGTTGGTGAGGCCACGGTCGGCGCGATGATCGCGGGCGCGAATGCGCGCATTGCAGGCATCCGTGGGCCTATCGACTACACCTTGCCCGAGTACGGCGGCGGCGGCGGTCCTGGTGTTGGCGCCGGGCCGTCCACACCGCAACCGATGGGCGAAGCCTCAGCCATCGCCGAACGCTGGCGTCACGACGCCGAGCTACTGGCGCAGGGCGCGCAATTCCTGTTGCTGGCCGCCACGGACATTCAGCACGGCGCCGGCTTGCTTGGCGAAGGCGGCACGCTGACCCAGATCACCAATCTGGTCGAAGAATTGGGCGTCGGCAGTGAGACCCTGGTCGAGACCTATGCGCGGGTGGCCACGAGCACGGCCTTGCTCGATCAGGCGCTGGACATGTCTGGCGTACAGATCGACGGCACGCGCGAGCATATCGTGAGGCTGGCCACGGCGATCACGGATGCGGCGGGCGGGCTGGATCGCGCCGAGGCGCTATGGGGCGCGTACTTTGATCGGTTCTACACCGAGGCTGAGCGCGCGCAATACATGTTGACGCAGGCACAAGCCAGTGCAGCCAGCGAGTTCGGCGACATCGGGATGGACTACACCCAATTCACCGGCGAAGGCGGCACACAGGCGTTCCGCGAGTTGTTCGAGAATGCACTGCCAACCCTCAGCGCCGAGGCGGTTGTTGAATGGCTTGAGGCGGCGGCGGCTTTGGGCATTGTGATCGATGCCACGGACGCACTGAACGCAGCCATGGGCGACGTCGGCACTGTGGTGACACAGACCGCAGACCAGCTTGCAACGGTGACAGGCCTACTCGACAACAACGCATGGGAGCTTGCTGCGGCGGGTGTGACCGACGCTCAGCGCGCGGTGGCACAGATCAATCGCGCGTACGAAGAGCACCGTGAAACCTTGCTGGCGAATGCCGCGACAGCGGAGCAACTGGCCACACTGGAAAGCCAGCGCACGCAGGCACTGGCCCAGGCTGAGGCTCAGCGCGTGGCCAGCTTGAGTAGTTTGCTTGATGGCATCGCATGGGATGCGGCGGTTGCTGGTATGTCCCAACTGGATGCCGAACTTGCGCAGCTGACGAGGCAATTTGATGGTTACATTGCCCAAGCGATTGCGCTCGGGGCAACCGAGGAGCAGCTTGCGCTTATTCGTTCTGCCGCATCCGAAGCCGCTGCTCAGGCGCAAGCCGAGGCGGCTGAAGCCGCAGCACGCGCTGCCGCTGAGGAAGCGCAACGCTTGGCTCAGGTACAAACTGAGCTGCAGCAGACGCTAGACAGTAATGCATGGGCGCTTTATCTCGACGGCTTGTCTGGTGCCCAGCGTGCCGTTGCGGAACTGACCCGGTACTACGATGACCTGACTGCAAGGCTTGCGGCGAATGGAGCCACGGCCGAACAGCTTGCCACTGCGGAAGAACAGCGCGCACTAGCCATGCAGCAACTACAGGCGCAGCTACAGGCGCAGATTGGCGACATTCTGGGCGGTCTGGAATGGGATGCCGCATTGGCTGGGATGACCGAGTTCGAGCGGCAGATGGCCGAGTTCGGCAGGCAGTGGGACGAGTACGCGGCGCAGTTGGCGAACTTGGGCGCGTCCGAGGAACAGCTTGCGATGTTGGAAGGTCTGCGTGCCGATGCGCTGGCGCGCTTGCTCGCTGCGCAGGCCGAGCAGGCCGCAGCCGAGCAAGCTGAGGCTGAGGCCGCCTTGGCCCAAGGCGCGGCAGATTACCGCGAATTCATCCGAGGCGTGGTGCGCGAGACGCAATCGCTGACTGACTATCAAGCCGCCATGCGCGACGCGGGCGACTGGCAGGCGCAAGCGATTGCCACCGCCAACGAGCACGCACGCGCGGCGGGCATGGCCGGCGCAAGCGAGCAGGCGTTGGCCGTGATTGAGCGGCGCGCGGCGCAGTTGCGCGCGCAGGCATTGGCACAGTTGCGCGAAGAAACCCAATCGCTGATCGACCAGCTGTATGGCAGCGGCGGCGACAGCATCGGTGAAGCGCTCACCAGCGGCATCGAGGATGCGGGCATCGCAGCAGCGGACTATTGGGCGCAGCAACGGCAGGCAGCGGAGACGCTTCAAGCCTACCTTGACGGCATGTTGTTGGGTGATCTATCAGCCCTCACGCCTGCCGAGCAGTTGGAGGAAGCCTGGAGCCAACTGAATGCCGCAGTGGCCGCCGGCGACGCACAGCAGGCAACACAGCTTGCCGACGTGTACTTGCGCATGCTGCGCGAGATGGAGGCCAGCGGCGAGGACTACAACAGCGGCTTCTGGGACGTGCGCGAATTGCTGCAAGGCATGCTCGACGGCATCGGGCCAATCGGCAGCGAGCCCACGGACGGCGCAGGCGGTAGCGGCTACATCACCGCAGCAGGTGCCGAGCAGATCGCGGCACAGAACCGGCTCGACTTGGCCGTGCAACTGGCGCAGCACTTGGCCGACCTGTCGAGCGCCGTGGGCCAGACGGTCTATGACCTCATGCAGAGCATGGGCGTTGACCTGCACGAACTGACCGCAGACCTTGGCATCAACCTGCAAGCCATCACCGGCGAAACCGTGCTGGCGCTGGTCAATATGGCGGACTTGCTTGGGAGCAACCTGCTTGATTTGACCGGCCAGCTTGGCGTGTCGCTGACCGACATGGGCGCGGGCATCACCGAGCTTGCCGAGCAGATGGGCATCAGCCTGCAAGACCTGACCGCCGAAAGCGCGATGGCGCTGGGCAACTTGGCCAATCAGCTTGGCATCGACCTGTCTCAGATCGGCGAGAGCGTAGGCGCGGACCTTGGCAGTTTGGCTGACGCGCAGAGCTTGCTCAATCAGGCACTGGCCGCGCAGATCGGTGCCTTGCCAGACGGCACGGGCGACGCGCTGGCGCCGTACCTTGACGCCATTGCAACCGCCACGACCGAGGCGGACGCGAACGCGGCCATCAACGCCATGTCGGGCTACATCAACACACTGGCGCCGGACATTCGCAACGCGCTGGCGCCGTACTTCGCCGACGTGTTCCCGGTTGATGCGCTCAACGACTTGGACTACCTCAGCGCCATCAGCGCAGCCACCGATGCGGCAGCGGTTGCAGCAGCAGAAACCAATGCCTTGTTGCTGCGCGTTGTGGACAACCTTGCCGCAGCAAACACGGCGGCAGGCGTGCCGAGCTATGCCGTAGGCACCGGCTACGTGCCGCAGGACGGCATGGCCATGATTCACCGCGGCGAGGCCATCATTCCCGCACCGTTCGCCGCATGGATGCGGGAAAACGGGCTGCCCGTTTCGGGCGGTGCGGGGTCCAGCCCTGAGATGCTGGCTGAGTTGCGCGCTATTCGTGACCGGCTGGACAGCATCGAGCGCAGCGACCGCAGCAATGCCGAACACATCAGCATCACTGTGGCCAAGACCGGCGAAGTGAGCGACCGCAACAACGACCAGAGCCGCAAGCAGGCGGCGCAGATGACGCAACGACGTGGGGTGACGGCATGAGTAGGCGTAGGGTGTTGTTGGTCCGCATCGGGCTGGTGCTGGATCCGTCGTTGGTACCAGCGCCGAACTGGACCGGCTCGAACGCATTTGCCAGCGAGCGGGTGGCGTTCCTGTATCCAGTCAGCGACGTGATCAACGCGCCGATCAAGGCCCGCATTGATGGTGGTGCTGATGTTGTGATTTCACGCGGGGCGACATGTTGGCCGCTGAGTGGATCGGCCAGCAATTCGGCAGGATCGATCACGCTGCTGAATGGGGATCGCGCGCTGGATTACCTCTACCCGGTGGCGGGCGAGGTGCTGAGCGACGGCACCACGACCGACAGTGTGCGCGATGCGCCATATGAGTTGCTGTGGTGCTGGGACGATGAAGCTGACGATCCATCTTTCACGTGGGCGCAGTGCCGCTTGTATCAGCGCGGCTTGATCGACCGCATGGAGAGTAGCGACAACGGGCGCAAGATCACGTTCTACTTCGCCGACCCGCTCGCCATCCTCGACGTGCCGTTGCAGCGCGATCTGTGGCCGAACGATTGCCCGAACGAATCCATTCGCGGCAAGCCAAAGCCCATCACCATCGGGCGGGTGAACTTTGCGCCGGGCGTGCTGGTGGATACGCGCGAAACACTGCCCGGTCCCGTAGCGAACCCCGATGCGTGGAGCTACGACGTGCATTCCGATGCAGTGTTTGCCGTGTCGGCAGCGTACGACCGAGGCGACGTATTCACCCCTTCCACAGACTACGACTATCGCCCTGCGCGCACCGGCATCAAGCTGGTCAACAAACCTGACCGACCTGTGTGCTTCACCGCGCAAGGTGCTCTGCTGAACGATGGCGCGGCAACAACGTGGGACTTCATCAATGGGACGTGGTCAGGAGGCATGCCGAGCGGCTGGTGGAAGGCGGGGAGCACAGGGACCATCACACAAGTAGCAGGCGGCATGCGGATGCAAGCTACAGCGGTGCAGACCATGACGCCAGAGACCTCGACCAACGTTCTGTCTGCGAACAAGATATGGCATGTGCGCATGGAAGTTGGCACAGTCGCGGCAGGGTCAGCAACTCCAGTGGCCCTGTTGTCTTTCTTGATTCCAACAATCACGCGAGCGGGGTCTTACGAATTCGCTGTAGGGTCATCAGGCACCGCGCGAGTATTGCGTATCTGGCACACGACCAGACCGCTAGACATCACCATTGCCCATGTGACCATCCAGCCGGTGGTGACCACGGACGCACTCAGCCCCTTCATCCGCTGGACCGTCGCGCGTGCCACGGCAGGCGGCAGTGCGCCGACGCTCGACACCGCAGCCATTGACGCCTTGGCCACGGCAGCGCCATACCAAGTCGGCACACACGAGCCATCGCCTGTTACTGCGCTCACCGTGCTGCAACGGCTGATGGATGGCTGGTGTGGCTGGATCACCGCCAAGCGCGACGGCTCGCTGACCGTGGGCCGGTTGCAGGCGCGTGGCGTGGCTACGGGCACCGTGTACCTGACCACGGCCAGCATTGTGGGCGTGCAGCGCCGCGATGAGACGGCACCGAACCTCAGTCGCCGATTGGCAGGCGTGCGCACGCATTTGGTGCACAACGATGGCGACATAGCTGCCAGCGTTGACGAGGCGCTGCGCGCGCAGCTACAGGCCGAATACGTGGTCAAATCCGGTGTCGGCACGCTGCCATCGATCTACAGCGCGGCAGAGAGTGCCGAGGCGCAACCCACCTACCTGCAATCCGCCACTGACCTGCAAACCGAGGCCACGCGCGTCGCGAGCTTGTTCGCAAAGCCTTTGGTGCGCTACGAAGTTGACGCACTGTTGAGCGAGGAAGTCGGCGACAGCATCGAGATCGGCGATTGGGTGCATGTGACACACCCGAGCTACGGCCTTGACGCAGGCCGATGGTGCCGCGCGCTGGGTATCACCTACCGATTCCGCTCGCGCCAAGTGAGCTTGAGCCTTTTGGAGATTCCCGAATGACTGCATTGATTAGCTGGGGTGCGCGCAACTTTGTTGATTCGGCGACAATCACAATCCCATCAGGTGGCGAAGAGACAGCGTTCCCTGTTGCGAACGTGAAGAAGCGGGGGCTGGCCGATGTGTTCACATCAAAGGTGCAGAGCCCAACCGAGACGCTGGAAATCCTGATCGACAATTCGGCCGTGGCGTACCGCAAACACGACGATACGTTCACCCCGAATGTGAACGGAAACGTCAACGCGCTAGCCGTGCAATCGGACGGCCGCATCCTTCTTGGAGGTGACTATGCCACTGTGTCAGGCGTAGCAAGGACGTTTCTTGCCCGCGTGCTGCCGGATGGCAGGTTGGACGAATCGTTTGCTGTCACGCTTGACGGTGAGGTGAACGCAATCGCGCTGCAGTCGGATGGCAAGATCGTGATTGGCGGGACATTCGCCACGGTCAACGGCACGGCGCAAGCGTATATCGCACGGTTGCGCACCGATGGGACGCTCGACACGGGCTTTGCTCCGTCGCTGGATGCGCAGGTGATGGCGATCGTGCTGCAATCGGACGGCAAGATCGTGATTGGCGGCGCATTTACCACGGTCAACAGCGACACGCGAGCTTACTTCGCTCGATTGCTGGCGTCCGGCGCCACGGACACGGGGTTTTCTGCCGACGCGAACAACACGGTCTATGCGCTCGCCATCGACAGCGCAGGAAAGATCGTGGTCGGCGGGGCCTTCACCAGCATCGGTGGGTCAACACGCAATCGCATCGCACGGGTCACATCTGCTGGAGGTATTGAGAGCTTCAACCCGATCGCTAATAGCACTGTATTCGCCATCGCTCCGACACCGGACGGGAAACTGTACGTCGGTGGCTCATTCACGAATATCGGAGGCGCCACACGCAACCGCATCGCACGGCTTCTGAGCACGGGAAGCGCGGACACGGGCTGGAATCCTGGCGGGTTGGTATATGGTGCCGACGACACCGTGTATGCGCTCGTGACGTTGCCGGATGGTGGTGTGTTCGTTGGTGGCGCGCAGATCAACATAGGCGACGAAACCTCATGGGTGGTTGGCAGGGTCAGCACGTCCGGGGCGGTGAGTACGGGATTCACGTTTGTCAACGACACAGGAACCGCCCGCGCGCTCGCAATCACGGGCGGTAGCATCATTGTCGGGGGGTACATTTCCGACCACGGAAACATACTCAAAGTCCGCACCCAAGCGCCGGGCGTTGCTCGGGTGGTTGCGCTGATTGGCGTGGGCATTTCCGAAGCTCAGCATGGCGAGAGCATCAGCGTCCACGCTCGCAACACGATCGATGAATCCTGGACCTTGCTGCACACATGGGCACTCGGCACCGAGACGCTGGGCGGCAGGTCGTTGCCGCCGATGATGGCGGCTGCAGTGCCAGACGGTATTGCCGAATCGGCGCAGTTTCGGATCACGACGGACGCGGCGAAGGAATACCCACTGACGATAGCGCGTGTATGGATCGGGGATGCGATCGTGCTGGATGACGGCATCGACGGCGGCTGGTCGATGAGTTTTGTCGATTCCGGCAGCATCGATGCAACGTCGGGCAGGCAATGGGTAGAGTCTGTTGGTGTGCGGACCCGCGTGCTGACGATCCCGCTCGAAGCTGGCCGCGAGACGGAAACAGCGTGGGGATTCACAGACGCCGGAATCGCAGACAGCCGCCCATCGTTACACGCACTACAGCTAGAGGCTGGCACGACGGGTGAAGTGCTCGCTATCGCGCGCACAGCCACCGCGACTTGGGTACGGCACAGCGCCGTCTATGGCCACATAGACCAGCCATGGAGCATCGGCCACAAGGCAGGGCCTTATTGGAGAAGCACGTTGACGGTGGTTGAGGAGCGGTGACGCTACGTTTAGACGGCAATAAACACAGTTTTACGCCTTCTCAAACCAAGTGTCTGGCCTTCTCAAACCAAGTGTCCGCTTACACTCGTTCTTCTGTAAGCGTCCGCCCACCCCACCTGTAAAACCCCGCGAGCTGTAGCTGCAATCGCGTTTTTGACGCGAGGGTGCAGCGATGACGGACAAGGCGGCGGTTT